GGTGGGGATTATTGAAGAGGCCTCTTCCTCTTCAATAAAACTTTATGAAAGTTCCTCAATCCTCGGTCTGCTTGCAGACTATCGTGAAACACCTTCCCTCGCAATCAATGATTGGGATCACATTCAGCGCTTGTTGATTCGCGAACCGCTGGACGCTTGATCGCTTGCGGGCTCGTCGGCTTGCTCGCTTGTGGGCTCGTCGGCTTGCTGGCTTGTAGGCTTGTTGGCTTGTTGCCTTTCAAGTTCTTTTCGTTTCTTCTCTAGCTCTTTGTAATATTTAGGGTGATGCCAAATCATTAGTGTTTGCCGTAACTTACAACTTTAACCTTCGGATCCCAACAGGCCCTGCAATCTCCGCACTTGCCGCCCTGTGAAGGTGCAGGACAGGTTGCATCCTTCAGGACTACCATAGAAGAATTAGGCCAGGTTTCGTTTCGTTGCCCGATCATCGGCGGAGAGAATCGGATAACTAGATTCTTTGGTTTCTCCGCCAGGTGATCCTTTATCCACGCTTCACGCGTGGGCATCCAGTGGTTTGTGGAAGGAGTTAACCTGCAAACCTCATAGATCTTGTTAAGATGGTCCAGGGACTGGACGTCTCCTGCATCGTGCCATCTAAAATATTTTTGACGCTTCACCTGTGCCACCATTGCATCGGTCCACAGGTTGTGATTGATGGCCTTCAGTCTCACGTATTGCGCAGCCTTAATTGCTTTGTATCTTGTATAGTTACCCTTCAATGCATAACACATGCTGCAAACTGAGTTCTTAACCTTCCGGAGCTTAGAACCTGTTTTGCATTCCCATGCAGGTAAACTGTAGGACAGGCCCGGCATCTTGCTGGTTCGGGTCATCGAACCTGTAATTGCTTTTGCTTCTTTAACTAACATAAATTGATTCTACCTCTTCTTTTGGAAATTTTTTTTCTAATTGTCTTATTGCTTCCTGTTCCATCTCGTAAAGGTCAATAATTATTTTGCCCGTTTCTTCATCAATTGTATAATATATAGTTTGTTTCATGTTATCCTTTCTTATAAATTCCTATACCATAACAGCTTGTAACCTGTCAAGCTTGTAGGCTTGCCGCCTGGTGAGGCCGTACGGGCCCGAAGCGACAAGCTTGTGACCAGCGGGCCGCTACCGGTACAGTCGCGAACCCGTCCCACTGATCTCAGGTCCATCTTCAAGCGCGCGATACGTCGTGTTTCCACTTCATCTCCATTGTCAAAATGGACCAGAGATCAGCACTGATACGTACTCTCACTGACATCTAGTACGCCTAAAGCCAGATGTATTTGCTCAGTAACTGATCCCAGGTCCTTAGCAGGAAGAGTAATCTCTATAGTGCACCTCAACCGGCTCATTCCATCTAAGGACCAGGGATCAGTTGGGTTTATTTTTATATGTGATGACTGGGTTAATACAAGTTGTGTATCTTCCGATTACAACATCCCAAAAACACATATATTTATTTCCCCCTTGTTCCCAAGTTCTGCAACCCTCTTTGTTTAAAGTTCCTATTCTTCTAATAGTCTTATTATATTTTTTTGCATACCAAGAAACAATAATTTCAGCGTTGCTCTCAATCTCTTTTACTTCTTCTAATAAATCTTTTAAGTTCATGTTATCCTTTCTACCTGGGATAATGACATATTATCCCAGGTGTGTCAATCATTATTGTTTAAAACTTGGTAGAGCAGTTAAATCTTGGTTCCACCTTAAACCAATCTTTTGAGATACCTTGTCAAGCGATATTGCAAGAGTATCCGGCGTTCCACTTTCCATAACAACATCAATCGCTTTTTGTCTAAGCTCTTTAAGTTGTTTAAGTTTTAAACCTTCAGGCCTTCTTTCAATCTCACGCTGAGCAAGTTGCGAGGCCCACTCACGAAGTTGTTCTTCACAATCTTTGAGAGTTATGTCGTACTTATAATTTCTGTCTCTGAAATTATAATGTAGCTCCTGTTCTTTTGGTTTTTTCTTTTGAAAAAAAGTTAAAGCTGTTGCTTGCGCCTCCTCTAACATTTTTTCTGCTTTTCTAAAATTATCTATGATCTTTTCTGCGCCAATCTTTTTAGATAATTTTGAGACAGCTTTGTCAGTTGCCTCAGTCTTAAATTGTTTAACCAATAATTCTTGTTCCTCAATCATTGGGTTAAACTGCCTTTTCACCTTGTCCTTAAAATGGTCAAGTTGATACTTGGTCATTGATTTACTCATGTTATCCTTTCTTTTAAAATTAATTAATAAATGATTTGACAAATAATGTCAATGGGATAATCTGGGAATATAAAAGGAGGAAAAAAATGATAAAAATACAATTCCCAAAAGGTGTATATCAGGGTCCAACCAAGAAACGTTCTTATATTAGGTTTAATAATAAAACTTATGAAATACCTAAGCCATTTGATAAATGTTTCTTTGGTGAAAATCCTACTAAAATGATGACAATTTATAACAGGTTCAGTGATGAAACCTTTCAGCAATCAGCGCGAATACCTGCTTTCGCTGTCGCTATTTACGATACGACGATAGGTGCTGAGGCAAGCGAGGATTATGACTTGATGAACAAGGGTCGTGAATGGTTTCAGAAGAATTTTACTGATGCATATTATACCTTACTAGATTAGCTCCTTCTAGTTTGTTTCCGTGAGCCTGTGGGCTCACGGGCCCACCCACCCACCTTAGAACTATTCTAAACTGGCCAGACCCGAGGGGTCCCAGCGCAAATTCAAATAAGCTTGTAAACTAACGGGCCCACCCCCCCTCTAGACAAAAGGGGTCCCAAGACATACCCTATATAGCTTGATTTGGACATAGATCGCCTATAAAATCAAAACGGAAAACAAAACAGAACTGCAAAAAATTCTGCAAAAATTTTTATGAAATCAGATTTTATTGATAAACTACCACCAGACGCGCAAAAAGAATTTCTTAAGCTAGCGATGAAGCTAGACGAGAAAACAAAACAGGAAAAGGTTCACAAAGATTTTTTGGCTTTTGTTCGTCATGTCTGGCCAGAGTTTATTGAGGGAAAACATCACAAAAAAATTTCTGAAAAATTTAATAAGCTTGCGAAAGGTGAGATCAAAAGATTAATTATTAATATGCCACCGAGGCATACTAAATCAGAGTTTGCGTCCTATCTTCTACCCTCTTGGATGGTAGGACGAAAGCCTGACCTTAAAATTATACAAACGACCCACACAACAGAACTCGCGATCCGCTTTGGTCGTAAAGCAAAACTATTAATTGATAGCCCTGAATATCAGCAGGTGTTTAAAACAAGACTAAGAGAAGATTCGCAGGCCGCGGGCAAATGGGAAACTGAACAAGGTGGTGAATACTACGCAGCGGGTGTCGGATCGGCGATCACGGGCCGTGGAGCGGATCTACTAATTATAGACGACCCACACTCGGAACAAGACGCGCTGAACGTACAAGCACTAGAGCGAGCTTATGAATGGTATACATCAGGTCCTCGTCAGCGTTTACAACCAGGTGGAGCTATCGTTGTCGTTATGACAAGATGGAATATGAAAGATTTAACTGGTATGTTATTAAAATCTCAAAAAGAAATAAAATCAGATCAGTGGGAAGTTATAGAGTTTCCAGCGATACTACCAAGTAATAAACCAGTGTGGCCACAATATTGGAAACTAGATGAATTAGAATCTGTCAAAGCCAGTTTAAGTTTAGGTAAGTGGAACGCGCAATGGATGCAAAATCCAACGGCAGAGGAAGGGTCACTCATCAAACGTGAATGGTGGCAAGTTTGGGATAAAGGTTACATACCACCGTTGCAACATATTATACAAAGCTATGACACAGCCTTTTTAAAAAAAGAAACATCAGATTACAGTGCAATTACTACCTGGGGAGTTTTTTATCCAAACCAAGACTCACCAGCTAATTTAATATTATTAGATGCATTTAAAGAAAGATTAGAGTTTCCAGAGTTAAAGAAAGAAGCTTGGAATCAATATCGGTATTGGAATCCTGAAACGGTAATCGTGGAGGCAAAGGCATCTGGTATGCCATTAACTTATGAGTTGAGAAAAATGGGCATTCCTGTTATAAACTATACACCTAGCAAAGGCCAAGATAAACACGCTAGAGTGAACGCTGTTGCGCCGCTGTTTGAAAGTGGCCAAATTTGGGCGCCCGATGAAAAATTCGCAGAAGAGGTTATAGAAGAATGTGCATCATTTCCTTATGGTGATCATGATGATTTGGTGGACAGCACAACACAAGCAATAATGCGTTTTAGACAGGGAGGGTTCATAACGCATCCAGAGGATGAAAAAGAAGATTCATTGCCTCGAGTTGAGAGAACATATTACTGATGAGTAAAAAGAAATTATTAGAATTCGGTCTTAAAGAAGCAGATGCTTTCAAAAAAAATTTTAAAATATTTTTTGACAGATTAGTCAGAGGTTACAAATCTGTGATGAACAGAGAACCTGAAGGTCTTGATCTGTTAAAAATTAAAATGGAAGCAAGAGAAAAAGCTTTGAACACAACAAAGGTTGTAAACCAAAAAGGTTTAACCCTGGATCCAGATAAACCTATCATAGGTGGCACACAAGAAGGTATTGAAACTATTAAAACAAAATTTGATTTAAAAGAAACGCAAGATGCTATGTTGAGAAAAGAAATGAAAGAGCTAGATGAAAACATGAAGTTCTTCCAAAGAGAAATAGATAAAGCTCAAGGCTTAGATGAATTTAATTTATCGAAGGATGACCCAATGGGTGATTTTGAGAAAATTGTAAAAGGTGAAGGAGAAACTGGTCTTCCAAAAAAAGAGGCACCAAAAGGTGTTCAAAGTGTTTTAGAAGAAGAATTAGGTGTTAAACTTTATGGTGATGAAACTTTTGATGAGTTGATGATTATTAAAAATACTGGCAAACATCCAAGAGATATGGCGGACGGTGGCCGTGTAGGATTTTCAAGAGGTGGACCTTCAGATGATGGTATCATTGGAAAAGATTTGCCAACAGGATTAGGTGGTATACTAGGTGGACCAACAACAGAAGACGATGACATGTCAACTAAAACAGCAGGCCTTGGTGTATTAACTGGATTAAAAGGTTTGCTTGGAACTAGATTAGGAGAATTTGTATTTCAAAGAGGAAAGCAAAAAGTTATAGATGCAGCTAGAAAAAAAGCTGTGGATAAAGTAAAACAAATGGAAGCAGAAAAAGCAGCTAGAGATGCAGCTAGAAGAGCAGAGACTCGAGCCATACAAGAAAGACTTGACAGAGACCCTAGAGGCACTGGACCAGGTCCATCTAGCGGTCCTTACGGCGGTGGTGCTGGTGGTGTACATAGTGATTATAGAGCAGATGGTGGTTTAATTACAATGTTCGTGGAGAAAAGATAATGCCTAAAAAATTATCAGATAAAATAAAACAAGAGAGAATAAATTTTTTAAGGAAATTAGCAAAAACAAAAAAATATACTAGAGCTGACTTAATAAAATTATTTCAAGAAAAGTATGGAGTTCTAATACGAGAAAATTTTTTACGAGAGGCGATAGGAGGCATGAAGCTCCCTTCAGGAAAAGGACTTGCCACTGCTGCTAAACAATCCGAAGCTAAAAGTAAATATCTAAAAAATTATACTTATGAAGATTTAGAAAGAGACATTAGATCAGGAAAAACAAGAACTGAAATTGTTGATGATATTTTAAAAAAAAATCCATCAGATGTAAAAGATATTAGAAGACTTACTTTAAGTGCATTAAAATCTAGACTTACAAAAAGACCTGAATTAGAAAAAATAGAACAACAGTTTTTAAAACAAAATATAAAAAATTCTAAAAGTGCATTAAATGATATTAAAAATTTTATAGATAAAAATAAAGAAGCTTACAAAAAAGTTTATGCCTCAAATAAAATTGGAGCTGTAGATAATTTTAAAGAAAAAGTTTTAGATTATGCTTCTCAAAAATATCCTAATTTTGTAAAAAGAAGTAAAGGTGGTCGAGACATACTAACAGGACAAAGAATTTTTGAACCTTATGGTATGTTTCGAGAACTAAATCAGAGAGGAGACGTTGGAAGAGAGATAGGAATAAGAAGAGACATTAGAAAAGCTTTAGATATACCTGAAAGAGCACCCATAGGTGAAGCAACTACACAGAGATTAAATAGAAATTATAATTCAGCTTTAACTAAACTTTTAAAAGAGGCACAAGAAAAAAACTTAATACCTAAAATTGATCCTATAACTAAAAATCCGATAAAAGACGCAGATGGTTATTATAGATATATAAACAGAACTCAAATTGATCCTATAAGAAATTTATTTGGAAGAAATTTTAATTTTGGACAAGAACATTTAGGAGGAATATCAAGGGCATCAGTAATAAATGATCCAATAACTTTAACTAAAATAACAGCTATGGATCCTATTCAGAATAAATTTGTAAAAGGACCTACCTTTGACACTAAAGTTTCTTCTCTAATAAAATTAGCAAAACAATCAAGTCCTGAAAAAGCAAAAGAATATGTAGCTTCTGCTAATGAAATAATTAAAGAAGCAAATAAAAAATTTGGATTAGATGGATCAACTTATAAAGTTAAAGGTGAAGAAATAATTACTATTCAACCTAAAGCTACTCTAGAAGATTCTTTATATAAAAAGGCACAAAGAGCTATAAAAACTTTTGTTGCTACAGAAAGATTTAAAGATCCTCAATTTAAAAATTTGTCTGAACCATTACAAAAAGCAGTTAATGCTGCGAAACAAGGTAATGAAGTTTTATCCAATAAATTTTTAAAAAATGCTATCAAGCTTGGAGGTAAAGGTGCTGTTTTAGGTTTAATAGGAGTTAGTGGTTTAAAAATTGCTGATGCTGCTTTTACTCCCTTAGAAGCCGCAGAACCTGAAACACCAATTAAATACAACGATGAGATCGGCGCTTTCGTCGATCCTAAAACCGATGATAAAGTTTCACAAGCCACCTTACTTGACTGGGCTGCAGATAATCCAATGCCCACGGCTGCCGTAGCATCAGCACCTTTACTAAATAAAACAGTTAGAAAAGGAGCAGGTAAATTATTATCTGGTTTATTAAAAACATTAGGTAGTCCTACAGCTGCAGCAGGTTTTGCAGGGCTAACCATAAAAGAAAATTTAGAAGAAGGTAAAAGTATTCCAGATGCAGTAATAGATCCTTTGGTTGGTGTAGAATTATTATTTCCAGAATTAGCTAAAAGAGCAGCAACATCTCCAACAGGAACAGGTCTTTTATCTAAAGCCGGAAGATTTTTATTAAATCCAATACCAAGAGCGGCAGCTGCTATGACACCACTTGGTGTTGGTATTACTGCTTTAGGTTTAGGTAAGATGGGTATAAAAGCTGCAATAGATGAAAGAGAAAAAATTTTAGGTATGACTGAACAAGAAAAAACAGATTATTTAGCTGATCAATACGAAAGCTTTGGCGGTGTATTTGGAGAAGGAGCATAATGGATAGAAGAACTTTCATGCAATTGTTAGCTGGTTTTGCGTCAATGCCCTTTGTTGGTAGATTTGCAAAACCTCTTAAATCAGAAACTGTACGAGAAGGTATTGAATCTATTAGTGAGGGTGGCATGAAAATTTATGAAATGATTGTTGATAAAGTAATGAAAGAAGGAAAAAAAATTGGTGAGTCTGGTAGAGTTGAAAGTTACAAACACCCTGATAGACCTGATATTACAGTTGATGTAAATCAAACTGATGGTAGTGCAGAGATATATTTTGATACTGACAGAGGTTCAAAAGGATATGCAGAGATTAGAAGAGATATGGAAACAGGGGGTGATGAATTAATTGAAGCTGAAGAAGTATACAAAGGAACTCCCGAAGGAGATTATTATAAAGATATAGAAGAAGGAATTAGTGGTGGTATTGAAAATCTAAGGGACTTTACTAAAAAAGCTGATGGTGGAGAGGTTAATTTGACAATAGTAAGAATGCCTGATATCAATCAGTCAGGTGTTGAATCATTATTTAAAAAAAGGTAAAATAGCAAATGGCCACAATAGATAAACCATTACCGAATACAAAAACGACCGTCGAAGTTCCAGGAGCAGTTGAGGTCGAAGAAGAAATCAAAGAAAAAGTAGAAGAAGTTCAAGAAAAAGGTGGACCTGTTGAAATAGAAATGACAGAGGAAGGTGGTGCTGAAGTTTCATTTGATCCAAAGGTTGCAGCAATGGAAGGTGGTCAAGATCATTTTGAAAATCTTGCAGAATTTTTAGGAGAACAAATTTTAGATCCATTAGGATCTAAGTTAGTAGATCAATACAATGAATACAAAGAATCACGTGGTGATTGGGAACAATCATACAGAGAAGGTTTAGAACTTTTAGGTTTTAAATATGAGAGAAGAACAGAACCTTTCAGAGGTGCATCTGGTGTTAATCACCCTGTACTAGCTGAAGCGGTAACACAGTTTCAAGCGCAAGCTTACAAAGAATTGCTTCCTTCCGACGGACCAGTAAGAACTCAGATAATGGGTAACATAGATGTTCCAAAAGAAGAACAAGCAAAACGGGTAAAAGATTTCATGAATTATCAGATCATGGATCAAATGAAGGAATACGAGCCAGAGTTTGATCAAATGCTTTTTTACCTCCCTCTATCCGGATCTACCTTTAAGAAAGTCTATTACGACGATCTTTTAGGTAGGGCGGTATCAAAATTTGTACCGGCTGAAGATTTAGTCGTGCCATATTCTGCAAACTCTTTAGATGATGCAGAGGCAGTTGTTCACGTAATTAAAATTTCAGAAAATGAATTAAGAAAACAACAAGTGTCAGGATTTTACAGAGACATAGAATTAGGTTCACCACCTGTTACAGAAAATCAATTACAAGATAAAAAATTAGAGCTAGAAGGAATTTCTAAAGATGGCCAAGAAGATCAATATACTTTGTATGAGATGCATACTAATTTAGATCTTGAGGGTTATGAAGACGTAGGAGAAGATGGAGAACCTACTGGAATTAAACTTCCGTACGTTATTACAATAGCAGAATCTAATAATAAAATTTTATCTATTAGAAGAAACTATAAACAAACTGATCCATTGAAGAAAAAAATAAATTACTTTGTGCAATTTAAATTTTTACCTGGTACAGGATTTTATGGTTTTGGTTTAATCCACATGATTGGTGGATTAACAAGAACTGCAACTGCAGCTCTTAGACAATTATTGGATGCGGGAACCTTAGCTAATTT